CCGTGATGGCACAGACGATTCAATCGTCGGACATTGGGCCTGACTTGGTTTATCACCTTGGCTCAAATCCGAAAGAGGCAGATCGTATTTCTCGACTAGCGCCTATTTTGCAGGCCAAAGAGATTGGGCGACTTGAGGCTAGGTTAGCCGAGAACCCCGTCCAAAAGCGTACTTCTGGTGCGCCTGAACCGATTTCACCAGTCACCGCCCGTGGGGTGGGTTCTGGGTCTTTTGACACAACTGATCCACGGTCTATCAAGACCATGAGTACCAGCCAGTGGATTGAGGCCGACAGAGCGCGACAGATGAAAGCGTTGCAGGCGCGAAAGTTTTAATTTATTTTCTAAGGAAAAATCGTGGCTAACAGTATTCTTACCATTGACATGATTACTCGGAAGGCTCTTGAGATTCTTGAGAACAACCTGGTAATTACCCGCAACGTGAACCGACAGTACGACGACAGCTTTGCTGTGAGTGGTGCAAAAATCGGCTCTACCCTGCGTATTCGCCTGCCTGACCGGGCACTGGTGACTGACGGTGCAGCCCTACAAGTGCAGGACGATGCCGAGCAAAGCACCACGCTAACGGTTTCTACCCAAAAGCACATTGGTGTGAACTTCACCACCGCTGAGTTAACTTTGTCGTTGGACGACTTTGCAGAGCGGGTTCTTAAGCCCCGTATCTCTCAGTTGGCCTCCAGCATTGACGCTGACGTTGCTAATGCCTACAAAGCCATTTTCAACACCGTTGGCACTCCCGGCGTGTCCCCAGCTACCGCTTTGGTTCTGTTGCAAGCGCAGCAGAAACTTAACGAATCGGCTGCTGGTATGGCTCCACGCTACGCTACCGTCAACCCTGCTGCTAACGCTGGCTTGGTCAACGGCCTGTCTGGTTTCTTTAATCCCACCGACACCATCAGCAAGCAGTTTAAGAACGGCATGATGGGTACTGGCGTGTTGGGCTTTGACGAAATCAACATGAGCCAATCCATCAAGGTTCACACCACCGGCTCCCGTGCCGGTACGATTTTGGTTAACGGTGCTGTTAGCACCCAAGGCCAATCGACCATCAGCATTGACGGCCTTACTGGCGCAACTGACACAGTGACTGTTGGTGATGTGTTTACGATTGCAAACGTGTTTGCAGTTAACCCACAGACCCGTGAGTCAACTGGTTCGCTACAGCAATTTGTTGTGACTGCCGCACAAACTGGTGTTAGCAATGCTTTGGCAAACATGGCAATCAGCCCACCGATCTACACCAGCACAAGCGCCTTGGCTACCGTTAACAGCTTCCCCGCTGATAACGCTGCCGTGACCTTTGTTGGTACAGCATCTACTGCCTATCCGCAAAACATGATCTACCACAAGGACGCAATCACATTTGCTACTGCTGACCTCGTTATGCCCCAGGGCGTTGACATGGCTGCTCGTGCAAACCACAACGGCATCAGTATGCGTGTGGTTCGTGCTTACGACATCAACAACGACCGTATGCCTTGCCGTATTGACGTACTGTACGGTTTCAGCACTATTCGTCCCCAGATGGCTTGCCGTCTGTGGGGTTGATCTAACTCATTTGAAAGGAAATTATCATGGCTCTCCCTAATGGTGCAGGCGGTCAACAACTTGGTGACGGCAACCTACTTGAAGCAGTAATGGGGGTTCAAACCATCCCAGCTACTTTGACCGGCGACACAACTTTGACTGCGGATCAAGTGGCAGTTGGTTTGGTTGTTTGCAAGAAAGCCTCGGATGCTACGTTGACTGTGACACTGCCTACCGCAGCGTTGCTTGACGCAGCTATCACAAGCGCAAAAGTTGGTTCGTCTTTTGATCTAACTATTTGCAACGACAACAACAGCGGTAGTTCGTCTACTGTGCCGGTTACAACTGGTACAGGCATCACAATTTTTGGTAGCGTGACTGTGGGCCGTCATGGCGCGCACACTTACCGTTTTGTGAAAACTGGCGATGCTGCCTATTCGGCATTTTTGATGTAAACCTATGGCAGTCATCTACCTACGTCACCCCGTGCATGGGACGAAAGTTGCGTGTATGGAAGCAGAGGCCGTTTATGACGAAAAGAACGGCTGGGTGAGGTTTGATGTAGATGCAGAGCCTGTCACGGTGAACGAAATGAAACGTCCCCGTGGCAGGCCACCCCGAGTTGAGGTTGTTGACGTAGGAGCATAGGTATGACCACATCTGCTGGCGACCAGATAAACGGGGCGTTGCGCCTGATTGGGATGTTGGCAGAGGCTGAAACGCCTTCAGCCGCTACGTCTGCTGACGCACTGTCAGCGATGAATCAGATGATTGACTCATGGAACACTGAGCGTTTGTCGGTGTTCACAACGCAAGACCAAGTGTTTACTTGGCCTGTAAATCAAGCTACACGCACGTTAGGCCCAACAGGTAACTTTGTGGGCAACCGGCCTGTTTTGGTTGACGATGCCACCTACTTCAAAGATACCTCAAACGGTACTTCGTATGGCATCAAGATAATTAACGAGCAGCAGTACAACGGCATTGCTGTCAAGAACACGACCAGCACCTACCCGCAAGTGCTGTATGTCAACATGGGCTACCCCGACATTACGATGACGGTGTACCCTGTACCTACTGCGCCACTGGAGTGGCACATCGTATCGGTAGAGGAATTGACGCAACCGGCAGTGCTGGCAACTACGCTGTCGTTCCCACCAGGCTACCTACGAGCCTTCAGGTTCAACCTAGCCTGTGAGATTGCCGCTGAGTTTGGCGTCGAGCCAAGCCCACAAGTCTCGCGCATTGCCATGACCTCCAAGCGCAACATCAAGCGCATCAACAACCCTGACGATGTAATGGCGATGCCCTACGGCATAGTCGCTAATCGTCAACGCTACAACATCTACGCTGGCAATATGTAGTCACTTGTTATCATAAACACTATGTTTTCCAGCAATAAATCCTTTGGTTCCTTTTACCGCACGCAACAGTCCTTTGGCTTTGTAGGCGTCAATTGCGTGTTGAATATTTTGTTGATGGGTAAGAAGTTCCAAATTGTCAAGGCAGTTATTGACACGGTTAAGGTCTTTATGATTGATTTCCAATCTACCTTCAATAGGCCCAACAAAAGCTTCCCACAAAGCCCTGTGAACTCCAACTTTGGTATATTTTCCATTTTTACACGCAGCAAAACGCAAATAGTGGTCAGAGCCAACAGATGTTTTGACTTTTCTGTACGCAGCGTCGCCCTTCCAAGTTTTTCCATTTTTAATCATGCTGGCGGTAGCATTGCTAGTGCCAAGAAATTCTGCAACTTCTCGAAGCAACGCACCGTTTTCAAACATTTGTTTTGCAGCGGGAATTTTTGTGGCGTCAAGTTTTTTAGCCCTACCGACACGCCGCACGTTGGCAAGATTGCTGATTTCGTAAAAATTTTCGTACCCAAAAATAGGTTTCCATATTTCCATAGTCTATCTCCATTTAAGTTAAATGGAAGTATAGCATAACTGCTAGGATAATTTTATGACTACCGTTGCCATCTCCGGTCTGCCCGTTGCTACCGTCATCAACGCTGCCGACATTGTTCCGTTTGTCCAATCTGGCACAACCAAGAGCATCAGCAAGACCCTGTTGTTCACCAGCCCCACATTGGTGACGCCTGCGTTGGGTACGGTTGCCAGTGGCGTCATTTCAGCCTGCACATCGACCAGCATGGTCATGGTGACACCAGTAATTGGTGCAGCCACCGGAACGAGTTTGGCAGCAACGGGCGCAATTACATCCTCTGGCACGGCAGGCGTTGGCTACGCAACAGGCGCAGGCGGTACTGTTACCCAAGCAACCAGCCGCACCACAGGTGTGACATTGAACAAAACATCTGGCGCAATCACCATGTTCAGCGCAGCAGGCACAACGACTGCGGCAACTTTTACCGTGACCAATAGCACCGTGGAGGCAACCGATGTGATTATCTTGAACCAAAAGTCAGGTACTGATCTGTACGACCTAATGGTTACGGCAGTGGCAGCAGGGAGTTTTAACCTGACATTCCGCACTACTGGCGGCACAACCACTGAAACGCCGGTCTTCAACTTTGCCGTTATCAAGGCTGTAGCTGCGTAATGAAAACGCCTATATTGGGCAGCGCCTATGTTGCCCGTAGCGTTAACGCTGCGGATAATCGATGCGTCAACTTGTTCCCAGAAGTCGTCCCAGACGGAGGGGAGACAGGCGGGTTTCTGAACCGAGCGCCTGGGCTTGACTTGCTGGTGACGGTTGGGACAGGGCCAATACGGGGCTTGTGGACGTTTAACGGCGTTGCCTATGTGGTTAGTGGCACGGAACTCTACAGCCTCACCACGGGCTATGTAGCCACCTTGCGTGGCACGGTAGCAGGCACTGGCCCCGTCAGCATGAGCGACAACGGCACTCAGTTGTTCATTGCGGCCAATGGGCCGGGTTACATCTACAACAGCAGCACGGCAGTCTTTGCCCAGATCACTGACGTTGACTTTGCTGGCGCGTTGGTAGTTGGCTACTTGGACGGCTACTTTGTCTTTATCCAGCCTGACAGTCAAATATTCTGGGTAACGCAACTGCTAGATGGATCTTCCGTTGACCCGCTTGATTTTGCCAGTGCCGAGGGTTCGCCTGACGGTTTGGTCAGTATGATCATTGACCACGGGCAGATTTGGCTGTTTGGCACTAACTCAGTCGAGGTCTGGTACGACTCTGGCGCTGCCGACTTCCCCATGACCCGCATTCAAGGCGCGTTCAATGAGATTGGTTGCGCTGCAACCTTTTCTGTTGCCAAGCTGGACAACGGCATCTTCTGGCTAGGCGCGGATGCGCGAGGCCAAGGCATCGTCTACCGGGCCAACGGCTACACCGGCACTCGGGTTAGCACCCACGCCATTGAGTTTGCCATTGCCCAGTACGGCGACATTTCTGACGCCATTGCCTACACCTACCAGCAAGAAGGCCATGCTTTTTATGTGCTGACATTCCCCACTGGCAATGCTACTTGGGTCTACGATGTGTCTACGCAGGCGTGGCACGAACGGGCTGGGTTTGACAACGGCCTGTTTATGCGCCACAGGTCAAACTGCCAGATAGCGTTCAACAGTGAGATTTTGGTTGGTGATTACGTTAACGGCAACATCTATGCCTTTGACTTGGATGTGTACGCTGACAACGGCGGCATCCAAAAGTGGCTACGCTCATGGAGGGCGTTGCCGTCAGGCCAGAACAATCTCAAACGCACGGCCCACCACACCTTGCAACTTGACGCTGAAACAGGCGTAGGGCTGGGCGTTACACCAGAGCAAACTGCTGACGGCATTCTTACTGAGTCGGCAAACGTCCCACCAGCAGGGCCAAGCTACCAACTGATTGCTGAGTTTGATTGGGAATATCTGGCAACCGAGTCGGGCCTTGAGATCATCACTGAACCGTCCTTGGGCCTGCCGGGTGAGAACTTGGTGACTTTTGCCTACTCTGGCCCAGACATTGACGGCGCGGATATTGTCACCGAGTCATTTCCAGCCACCCCAGGCTATGACCCGCAAGTCATGCTGCGCTGGAGCGACGATAGCGGTCACACTTGGTCAAGTGAGCATTGGACAAGCATGGGCAAGATTGGTGAGTACGGCTACCGCACGTTCTGGCGGCGGCTTGGTTCGTCCAGAGATCGGGTCTACGAGGTCAGCGGCACTGACCCGGTAAAGATTGCCATCATGGGCGCTGAGTTGGTGCTGAGTCCAACGTCAAGTTGATATGGCAAACGTCACCCAAATCCCTGCGCCTCGGGTAATGTTTACCCAAGACGGTCAGATCACGACTCAATGGTTTCGTTGGCTCAACAACGTCTACACCATCACCGGCTCTGGCCTTGGCATTACGCCGGTCATCAACGGCGGCACAGGTCTTGGCACTATCCCAACCAACGGCCAACTGCTGATTGGCAACGGCACGGGCTATACCTTGCGGACACTGACTGCTGGCACAGGCATTACTGTGACCAACGGCGCTGGGACGATTACCGTGGCATCCAGCGGCCTGTTAAGTTTCAGCGCAGGAACAACTGGGTTTACACCCAGCAGCCCAACAACTGGTGCGGTGGTGCTGGCAGGCACATTGGTAATAGCAAACGGCGGAACTGGCGCTACGACAGCCGCAGCAGCCCGAGCCAACCTAGGTGCTGGCACAGTGACCAGCGTAGGCGGCACTGGCACGGTCAACGGCATCACGCTGACAGGTACGGTCACCACAGCAGGCAACCTGACGCTTGGTGGGACGCTGAGTGGGGTGAGTCTAACTACGCAAGTCAGTGGTATCCTGCCCATAGCCAATGGCGGGACAGGCACTTCCACTGCTGGCGTTAGCGCCACAATCGTGACTGCTAAACTGACTGCACTCGGCGCAGACGGCAGCATGACTTTTACAAACGGTTTGCTTACAGCGCAGACTCCTGCGACTTAGGTTAGGTAACAAGGAGAACGATTATGGGTTGGGGTCAACTATTAGGTGGTGCAGCAGGCTTTTTTCTCGGTGGCCCGTCTGGTGCGCTTGCTGGCGCTGCTCTTGGCGGCGGTCTTGACGAGGCTACAGGCGGTGGGCAAACAGGCGCTGCGCGTGAGGCGGCGCAGATTGCAAATGCGTCTAGCGACCGTGCTTTGGCGTTGCAACAACGGATGTACGATGAAAGCATTGCTAGGCAGCAACCGTACTATACGGCTGGCGTCAATGCACTTCCAGGCTACCTCAAAGGCATAGCCGCAGGCGGCGAGTATGTTCGGCCCTTTACGATGGCTGATTTTAGAACTGACCCAGGCTATGCGTTTAGGCTTGCAGAAGGCCAAAGGGCAATTGACCGGCAATCTGCTGCCCGTGGCGGTTTGATTTCTGGTAGTGCTTTAAAAGCCGCCCAACGCTATGGGCAAGACATGGGTACGCAAGATTATGGCCGGGCGCTCCAAGATTTCTATGGGAGACAAGACGTTGCGCGAAATGCCGCCGCTGGTGTAGCTGGCTACGGCCCAACTTCCAATGCGCTAGCAGCCGCAGCAGGGGAAAGACTTGTAACTGGCTCTGCCCCACTCATGCAAAACCAAGGCTATAACACTGCCAATGCTATGCTGGCTGGGGAACGCGCTAGACAATCGTCCTACGGCGACATTGGAAAAGCCTTTGGGTCTGGTGGGTTTAGCAATATGTTTGGAAATTATGGGCGTTCTCAAGGCCCGGTATCAATGCCAGGGTACGGCGGTATGTACGATCCTGCTTACATGGGGCGCTAATCATGGCACTTAATTTTGGACTTCTTGACCAAGGTGGCCCGACAAATTTCTTTGAGGGCTACTCACAAGGCCAAGAGAAAATGCAGGCCAATGCAATGGCCCAGCAGAGAGCAGCGCAGGCCCAGCAAGAGTTTGGTATGCGCCAGCAGGAGTTTGCCGCTGGTCAGGCGGATAAAAAGCGAGCGGCTGATGCTTCTCGGATCGCACAGAAATTAGCTTCTTACGAAGAAGCATTTCTTAAAGCATCTAGCCCAGAAGCTGCAAAAGGACTTATAAAAATACAATTTGATGATCCAGATGTTGGCCCGATTAGAAGCCGTCTTGGCTCTTTGGAGCAGGCTTTGGCTGAAGTTCCCGACGAGCCAACGGCTTTTCAGGGCTACTTAAACCAAGAGGCCATGGGCATAAAAGAGTTCCGAAAGCAAAAGTATCGAGAAAGTCAAGTCGCCGGACTCTTTGGTGATGGCGCAGCACCCGCGCCGACTAACGCTATGGCACCGGCAGGAGCAATGCCTCAAGCAGCGCCGGTGGCTAATGCTATGGCTCCTGCGGCACCAAACGTAGCCGATTTGGTTCGCAGACGCAATCAAGCACTTGCTTTGGGTGAGACAGCAATTGCTACTGCACTGAATTCGGATATTGCTCGGTTGTCGCCTGCGGCACCGACAACACCAACAAGTGTCTCTGAATATAACTTTGCAGTACAGCAAGGCTACAAAGGATCGCTGTTTGACTTTAAGCGTGACTTAGCAAATGCTGGGAGAGCGCCAGGAACAACGGTAAATATGGTTTCGGAAAGAGCCGAACAGGGCGCTCGCGGTAAGATGTTAGTTGATCAATATAGCGACATTGCTAAAGCTGCTGGGCTTGCAGCTAGAACGCTGCCGTCAATTGAGGTAAATTTAAGCGCGCTAAACAAAGGTTTTGATACTGGCTTTGGTAAAGAAACAATTGCCGCAGGCGCTAGTGTGTTGGCCTCGTTAGGAGTACCAGAAGCCGCCAAATTTGCTACTGATACCCAAAAGTTTCAATCAAATGCTATTAGCGCCGTGTTGCAAAAGCAGTTGGAACAAAAAGGCCCACAGACGGAATCGGACG